GAGTGTTGAGCCGTTGATCCTCTTCTACGTTTTACTTCTGTTGCCATGTAACCTTATACGCTAGGGGCTTCCAATGCCGCTGGAATACCAGTTAATATTTGTTTGCCTACAAATTTTAAATTAGCAGAGCTTCTGCCTATTTGATTAGTATATACTGTTTTAAATGTAGAGCTATCTAATACAAAACGAAAATGGTCAGCTGTTGATAAATTAGGTGAGGATATGTTATATATAGCGTCAAATGTGCCATCAAAAGATATTTCTACGTGACCATCACCATCAGTAACTAAAGAATCTATTAAATCAGTAAGAAATGCGCTAACGGTGCTAGCAGAAAAGTTGGTTGGCCAGCTAGATGTGTACGTTCTTTTTTCAGCTGTAGATGAAAGTAATTTATCCCAGTTTAATTCTAAATTTAATCTAAAGCCTCTTAAATTATGTCTTAAACTGCCATCTATAGCCTCATCAAATGGTGAGTTAAAGTTTACTTGACCAATATCAGATACCATGCTATTTATGGTAAACTTATATTCCCAGTCACCATTAACAAAACCATTCCCTACGTCTACCCGTATATTTATAGTTTCTAATTTACTGGATAAAGCCATAATCTAATTGATTTGTAACAGTCTCGTATATAAACCTGTAATCACGCTGGTCAGATGCTGAACTTTCATTTATAAAACGAAAATCCTCAAAGCCCAACGTAATATTTATACCAAGTTCAAAGGCTGTAAAGTTAATCTTTGGCACAAACAAGCCATGCTGATTTGCGTATTGAACACGACTTGCGAAGCCATCATCTAAAACTACTCTGATCGCACTATTAGTATCAATACCAATATAAATAAACCTAGCGCCATTTATTAAGTCTGTTGCTATGTTATTACATACAGACCTGTATATATCAGGAGTCGTACATAAATTATAGGTCAGCCCTATCTTTCTTCTAAAGTCTCTAAAATTACTACGTAATGTTCCGTCTATAGCCTCATCAAAGGGTACGTTAAAAAACTCCAATTCATCTGATTCAGAATAATTTTGAATCGTTAGCGTCTGCGTACCGCCCGAATCTGTAATGATTACTATGTTGCTAACTTTAGGCAATTTAATTTATACTATATGCTTCTACCTTTATCTTATTAGATTTCAAGTCATATTCTATAGACGAAGGTCTTACTTTATTATTATTAGAATCTACAAAATCAGATATGCTTGTATTTAAATTAATATGCTGATAAGGCTTTATTTTTTCTGTACCTAATACTGTAAATGAAAACAACGTTGAGGTTCCTACACCAAATATTCTTTTGTATATAGATATAGCTTTATTTCCAAGATTTAATCCAGCATCTGACTCTTGATATATACCTCTTGGATCAGTAACTGTAGCTGCTTGAGGAAGGGTATCATTTAACTTTTGACTGTTTGCAAATAAACCAACATTAACATCCATAATTTTTGTAGCAGAAGCATCCACAGTTGATATGGCTGTGCTTGGTGTTGATGAACCTATATTGTTAGCTAATATAGATATACTTTTGATATTAGGATTGTTAAATTTTATTTTAAAATCTTCTAAATCAGATGATGTAATATCAGCTTCAAAAGCATCATCTGTATTGTAATCTCTTCTGACATAAAAGTTTTCACCAAATAAAGAGCCTATTATTGCAGATTCAACAATACCCATCCTGAGAACGGCTGATCTAGCTCTTTCAAAAGTGTCAACTAAAAATCTATTTCCCGTATCTAATATTAATGTTGGCAAAGATGAGTGTGAACCCTTGCTTTGAACAAACATGTGGAACACATCCGAAGACCCTCCACTAGTACCTAATACATCAGAAGCTGTCTTAGTAAATGATGATTGTATTTTATTAACACTAGTGTTTGCTCCTATAGTTTTTAAGTAGGAGTCTAACAAGTCTCTATAAGTTATTCCTGTATAACTATAAGGTGTTCCATCATTATAAGACAACGATATTAACTTAGAACCTGCAGTAGCATAAGCTGTTACCTGATTAGTAAATTTAAATGGCGTAAAACATTTTATTGAAAATGTTCTTTTCAATTCGTCATAAGACACATCTGTTTTTAGAGCCAGAAATACATCTTTGTTAAAAGTATCATAGGTAACTTCTACTTGTATTAAATCCGTCACTAATAAATCATTTAAAAAAAGACCAAAAGAAGTACCGTCACCAAAATTAGAAAACATAGAAAAATTAAACTCAGCACAATTATATACAAAATCGTTTATATTGTCGCTATCTTCTTGAACATCTAAATCTAATTTTATACTTCCTACATCAGATAAAGTCCCAGTCAAACTTTGAGTAGAGCTAGTGTGTCTATCTGTAAACTTCATAACAACTTGAATGGATTTATTACCACTAAGTGTTCCTGATGATGTTACTGTAACTATGTTTCCAAATGGTAAAGTAGCCATTAGGGTGATAAGCCAGAAACGGCTCCCTCTCTTCTTTGATCGTTACCATTAGAAGCTACACTAGCAACAGTTCTGTCATCAAAAGTGTTATTTACCACAATAGCTATGCCCCTATTTTTCTCACTAGCATTAGGGGTGAATAAAGGCTGATTATTAGACATATTACCACTAGCAGTATCAGTAGTCCCAAATAGTCCCGAAGCACGAGTCCTAGAGCCTATTCCTCCGCCACCACCGCCACGACTACCACCGCCACGACTACCACCGCCACCACCTGCGCTTGCGCTTTTGATTGCTGCTACACGAGCTAAACCCTGAGCTACTGCTATGGCAGCGGCTGCAGCACCACGAGCAGGCGAATCAACGGTGGCAAGAGGTTTAAATTGAGATTCAAATGCTTTTTGAGCTGCAAAATATGTAGAAACCAATGTTTCAGCTATGGCTATCTTTTTATTTTCTCCAAAAAGACCCTGAAGAAGAGCAGATGCTGCTTGAACGCCTTGAACAGCCATTTCTTGTGCCTCCTGTCTTTGTTGGGCAACTAATTTTTCTGCATTTACTTGTATTTTTGCTAGTTCTAATTCCTGATTAGCTAGAGCCTGTCTAGCAAGAAACTCTCTTTCGGCATTACTTATTTTTTTATCAGAGTTGATGCGATCTATTTCTGCTAAAAACCTATCTACAGCAACTTCCTCCTGTATTTGAGTTTCATTCGCTTCACCACGAGCATTAAATAATTTTAAATTAAACTCAGCTTCTTTTGCTGCAAACTCAGCATTAGCTTGGGCTTGTATTTCTGACAATCTTTTTTGTTTATTTCTTTCTGCTTCTACTTCTGCATCTTTTATCCTACGCTTTTCATCTAACTCATTTTTAGCAATCTGTATATTAAGCTCAGAAAAAGCTATTGATATGGCTGCTTGTTCTTCTGCATCACTGAGAGTTTTGTCTGCAGCTATAGCCTTAAGATTTGCATCAAAAAGTAAAAATGCAATTTCATCAGCTTTTATTCTTTCATTTGCTGCTCCTTTGATGCTTAATAATTGTGCCTGAAGTTCAGCTTCTGTTGCCCTTAACTGAGCGTTAGCGTCATCCCTTGCTTGCTGTCTGTCTTTTAGAGCATTTGATTCTTGTTTTTTACTTTCTTCATCTGTTAGCTTCTGCAGTTTTAAAGATTCTTCAGCATTTATTATTTTTACTTTTAATTTTGCCTCTTCATTAATTGCTTCTATTTCAACAGATGCTAAGGCAGCGGCTTTATCTTTATCAATACCTTGATCTATAAACTCTTGTTTTGCATCTAAAGCCCTAGCTCGTGCTTCAGTAATTATTTCTTGTCTTTCTAACTCCGCTTCTGCTTGTATTTTTGCCCTTTTGTCTGTCGCTTCAGAAGCCTGTAATTCAAGTTCTAATAACGCAATGTTTTCATTTGTTGAACGAATGCGATCATTGGCGCTTTTAAATGACTTTTCAAGTTGCTCTATTTCTTTTTCTCTGCTTTCATTGGTTTTATCAATAGCTTCTTTGAGTTGGTTTTGAAGCGATATAAGTTGATTTGCCGTAAATATTTCTTCTGGAGTTTGTATCCCTCTTTGCGTTACTAGCTCTATTTCTTTTTGCGTAGCCGTAAGTAAACTTTCTAAACTTTCTGTTGTGAGCTGAATTCCTAAAGCCTCTTGAAGAAGAACCTTTTCAAGCTCTCCTGTTAAACTGACAAAGTTTTTCAAACTTGGTCTGCCTTCATCTAATTTTTTTTGAAAGGCATCCTGAGCAAATGTTGATGCGTCTAAATTCTTTTTTGTTTGTTCTAAATTTTCACCTAAGATAACTAAATCAGCTGCTGATTTATTTGTTGCTGCTGACATTTTAAGAAATGCTAAAGGAAACCTCTCTCTTAAGAATTCTTCAAAAACATTTAAATTTGCTGAAGGCGCTAACCTTAAGTTATCTAATATTTCTCTAAGAAATATGGTTTGAGTTTCAAAATCTCCTACTTGTTCTTTTAATAAATCAATTTCTATTGCCCTAGATCTTATACCGAATGGGTCAGGAGCATCAGTATCAAAGTCAGCAAAAGCCTTAGCCATCTCTGAAAAAGCATCTGCCTGAGCTTTACCTGTATCTGTAAGTTTTTTTAGTTTCTTATCTAACGCCTCAAATGCAAATTGAGATGCTAAAACCACCGCATTCAAACCTAGAATAATACCGCCAGTTCCTAAGAATGACCTGCCAAGTTCTCCTATAGTTGTTTTACTTTTACCTTGAGCTATTTCTGCTTTAGTAAGAGACTCGTTATGATCGGTAACTCTTCGGTTTAAGTTGCCTATTAATTCAGCAGTAAAACCAACGTTGTTACCAATGGCTCGCATACCCTGCGAAAAGCCTTGACTAAACTGGGCTGAATCCTGAACCAAATCACTAAAAGAAAATAGAGCCTGATTAGAGGTGGCTAGACCCTTGCTAAGATTTTTGTTTGAGTCATCAAGATTATCAAACTCTCCCTGAAGTTCTTTTATTTCCTTAGTTAATTTTTTAGGATTTATATTACTCTCAGGAGAGTGTATCTTAAACTTTATATCGTAAATTAACTCAGGCATAGTTACTATCCATCAGATGGTCTGTGATAAGCCTCACGAGCCATCATTGCTTTGGTTATGTCTTCTATAGAACACTCGGCTTCAAGTTGTTTTGCTCGCAATGGATCAAAGTCGGCAAGTACATAACAGTAATATGTGTATGCACCGCCAACTTCGACCACGAGGTCATTAGGTGCGAGCAAGTCTAATGACTCTAAAGTACTCCGACTCCATCCAAAGGTACTTGTCGCCTGTTCGTAAAAAAATCCCACGCTTCCTCAATCGTGCCTAATTCTAATTCGTCAGACTTCCATACATCATCTTTGATTGGAACCTCTAGCTTCATGCAATGCTCAGCAGTAAACTTGCAATATTTTGCACGAAACTCTTCATCCATACGCCATCCATTTATGGCTTCAAGGTCTTTAGCGTCATAATCCTCAAAACTAACAGTGTCACTAATTATCTTTTTATGAGTTTTAGGATGCTTTTCTTTGTACCAACCTAACAGCATTTGCCTTCGGTCTTCTATTATCTTGTCAAAACGAATAGGGGTCGGCTTTACTTCAAACCCAACCCCCATGAATTCGCCTTTCACTTTTGTTATTCTTCCCATAAATCGCTCGCTTCATTTTAGGGTTATGTGTTAAACTCTACAAAATTGTAATCACCAGCTACTGCTGTTCCTTTAATTATTTGAAGAGTTGGTCGTTTTATTTTAAAATCGTCTGTGCCATTTACAGTATAAACTACTTCTATGTATTCAGTTGCTGCTGGCAGTATCCTTGAGTAAAACTTGGTTCCAGTTCCATTTAATGGAGTTGCAGTTCCGACTCGTGTGTCAAAACCTGAATCATCAGCAGCACCAGCTAAAGCAGCGTTACTACTATTATATGCTTTTATACTGAGGGTTGTAGTTGATTGTGATGCCGCACTTGTTACCTCAACAAAAGCAGTTAGCTTTGTAAGTGGGAAAGGAAAATGAATCAATCTCTCGAATGTTACTATGTCACCACCTGCTCCACTAGTGTGTATTCTTTGATCTTGAGCGCTAGTATCAAATAAAGTTGTAGGAGCTATATCGTTACTATCACCTGTAAACACATATCCAGCAGCATCATTAGTGTTGCCCCTTCCCCATTTAAATAGGCACAATCCATTTTGAGAATATGCCATATCTGAAGTGTGTTTGCCTGTAGTAGAACTGTATCCACCCACAGCTTCCCTTTTACTGGTGAATCTAAAAGATGCGTTGTCCTCAAACTGAGTTACAACTTGTAACGTACCTTCCGCCTGAAGTATACTGCCATCTAGTCCCATGCCAGAAAAAACAAGACTTGTTTGATTTGTAGCCCAAGTATTCAATTGACTTCTAGCTGCTGTACTGTATAATCCCGTAGCTGTAATATTGTAAACTTTACTTGTAATTATCTCTCTGTTATTTTCTATTACTTGAGTATTAGGCTCTATACTTAATACTTGTCTTGAAGCCTCAGCAGCGCCCTCCTGTACAACAGAAAATGTTTTTGTTTCGGTTAAAGCGTTAAAGGCTCCATTTCCATCAACAGAGTTGTTTATTATGGCTAACTTGGTTAGTTGTGTGGACATTGTTGTTTACTCCTATTTATTAAGCAGTTCCATCTTCAGAGAACAACACTTTTCTACTGTCTACATCTTGAAGTTGTGCTACTATTACAGTTTCAAGTCTTCCATTTTCAAATGATCGGTATCCTTGTATAAATGTTAAAAGGGGTAAGCCATTTGTTGCATCGTTACCGCCTAGTGTAACGTCTACGCCCTTTCCGAAAAGTTTTATAAACCCTTCTTTTGGCTGTTCTCCACCTATACCGATATAATCAGCACCAGTATTGTTGGCAATACCTGCTGCTAATATAGGATCACTTGTTCCATCAAAATTAGTCTCAAGTGTTCTGATAACTACTCGACCAGTATATGACTCGAATAATTCACGTTCATTTTCAACCATGACTGTATCTGGGGTCATACTAACCTCTATACCTTCCACAGTTATGTTGTCAATGGTTCCTTTAGGGGTTTCAGTATTCCCCGTTCTATCAAATATTGTAGCTTTTTTAAATAGTAATCTAGACATAATGGTTACTCCTTATACATTAAGATACAGCCAAAGAATTTAGCGTTGATATTTCAGCAGCCTGAGCTGTTAAAACAGTTTCTCTTCTGCCGTTGCTAAAGTCTTCGTGACCCATGATATATACAACAGGTGTTGTTATGCTATGGGAACCTGTTGCTCCATGAAGTTTTAATTTAGCCTGCAATGGAAGTACTCCATCTGGAGATACATAATCACTATCTAGTATAGCTGTAACAACTCCTGCGGATGCTACTTCTTTAAAGTTTGTATCGGTAGTTCTAACAACAATACGACCTGTAAAGGACTCATTGATTTCTCTGTTATTTTCTACTGCTACTGTAGCTGGCTCATTACTTATTTCTAAACCCTCCACAGTTATGTTTCTGATGAATGTTCCACCACCTATAGCACTACCATTAAGGTCGAGGATTTCAGCATGGGTAAATATTAGTTTTGCCATTATTCTATTGTCTTATTTTAATTATACTTTCAAAGTTTACATTCGTTGATAGATAACCGTCTTCCTCATCTATTGAGTCAATACCAGTAGAAGATATTGTTTCTACATCACTTGTAATGCTTCCACCAGATGTTGTATTAGCCCAATCAATAAGTTGATCTGTAAGTTCTAACATCCTGTCATATGCGTTATCCTTTCCACTGTGCGTATCTGGTTGATCTACATATATTTTAGCCTGAAACGATTGCAACAACTCTTCTGGTTTTTCATCTTCAACTCTTACCTGAGTAGAGGCACTATTTAAGCTAAAAAATACAATTTCTTTTATTATATCACCACGTTTCCTAATATCCAAATTACTACCACTAAATTTCAATACCTTTTCTGCAGTCGGTCTTGAATCAGAAGATGAATAGCTACTAAAGCTAGTCACGTATCCACTAAGTATAGCGTTTCTGTCCATTATGCTTGTACTAATATATTCTTATTGTCTTGTGGCACTACTATTTTTCTGTTTTTAGTTAATAGTCCTTGAATCACATGAGCTACAGTTTTTATGTTATCTTTTTGAACACTTGACTTACTATCTTTTTCTACAGGGAATTGTCTTCTGTCCTTTTTGTAAGGGTCAGCAATTTCATTTATATACATATACTTATTAGCATCATCATCAGTAAAATGATAAAATATATCTAAAGTATTTGCAGAAGTAGCAACGGTTCCTTTTAATGATTTTTTTGCTTTACCTGTAAGAAGAAAGTTAGGAATCGCTGCTGCCCCTTGTCTATTTTTTCTATTAGCATAAGGAGTAGTTAGTTTTGTTCTTAGTTTTCCATCTGGATTTCTTGCTAAAGTATTCGATTCCTCTATAGACTCTTTATAAAGTTTATTAGTGAATTCTAATATGGGCTTCATATCTTTCTCACTAAGAGTATCTTTAATATCCTTTATAATAATTTGAGTTAAGTTCATTAATATAAACTCATAAATCTAACTCTAGGAGTTGTTTTGGGTTTAGCTAGTAAACCACTCAATCTCCTCAAGTTACCTGTTAAATATTGATTATACATTTGATAGTACTTGCCTGCCTTTGCAAAAGAATAACTATCCTTATGAGTTGCGTCTTGAGCAAACCACAATTCTAAAAACTTGTATGTTAATAAATCAACGAGGAGTTCCTCCGAATCAGCAGCGTGTATAGCATCTAGTAGAGCTGTTTCTGTGCTATATGTAGTGTCGTTGATATACTCTCTTAGGTTTTCTAGTATATCGGTTTTAAGCATTTTTAGAGCTTTACCTAATATAAGATTGTCTTTTTCAGAGAGGTTAAGCGTTGTAGTTCCGCTAGTTACGTTTACACCCTTGAAGGTTAGCTCTTCTAGTGCATCAATATTATTTCTAGTAAGGGTGAGGTTACTGAACGCCATTATTTTTGGTCTTTAATCCTTTTCCATTCGTAATACCACTTCATAGTCATGTAACCTAAAGTTACGAGACCGACAAGTATAGATACAGTAGTAGATACCTGTTGCAGGGATATGCTCGATACAAAGCCGAACATACCTATTATAGCCTTATAGTCCATTATGTCTTCTAAACTAATCATAATAAAAAGAGAGCCGCACAAGGCGACTCTCCTTATAAAATTATGGCTTGGCTACATTACCACGAATGTATCGACCACCTAAGTCCCCTCTGAATACTTTAGCTCCGTAAAGAACTTCAATAAGTATGTCAGCACCTGACTTGGTTTCTTCGACAGTCAATGTGTAGTTCACATTGTTTGTTGGCTCGAAGCCTGCTGCTCTACGAACACCTGATCCTGAACCACTATCTACTGAAGGCATAACCGCAGTAACTAGGGCTAGTGAAGATGGGTCATAGAAGAACTGCTCACGACCAGTGTCGCCAGAAGCAATATCAACTGGGTTGATAGTAGCGTTGTTAGCTAGAGCCTTTCGTAATGGCTCTTTTAAGGTAAGAACCGTTCCTGTTTGAGACTCGACTACGTAGAAGTCATCTGTTCCTTTAGCAGAACCGAAAGTAACAACGTCACCCTCAGCTAAAGATACAGTTGCTGCAGAACCACTACCATTATCAATGGTTAGTTCTGTTTGTCCAATAGCCTCAGTGGCTGCGATAGTAGCATCAGTTACAGTAGCAGGAGTATGGTCGCTTCCGTTGTTGTCAACGAAGAAGTTGAAACCATAAGCCTGAGCCATTGCACCAGATAGCTGAATCTCGTTGTTTCCACGAGTATTAGCATTTTGGAAAAGATTTAGTGTAGTCAAATCTTTTTCTACAAATGGATCAATAACCATGTTCATGTTTCCAGATACAAACTTGCGAGCAGCCATGATTCTTCGTGCTTCTGCAAGGTCATCTGTATCCATAACAGTTGAGTCTGTATTGTTGTCAGCAAATGCTGCTTCAAATCCTTTACGAGCCTCAGCCTTTACATCACTATTGATCTGGTCAATTAGTTGATGTAGTCTTGGCACAAAGTGCTGTTGTACTAAGTCAGGAAGTGCAAATTTCTGGTCAGCCTTGTCGATGCTGAATCCAGCGTAATAGTGCTTGTTGATTATTAATTGCTCTTCGCTAGCATTAGGAGTGCCTAAAGAGTAAGAGCCTGAATATGCAGAAGCAGAACCAGTAGGCTTTACTGCACGAGTTATGCTTACAGTCTTGTTACGAGCTGCAACTAGACCTTCGATTGATGCGCCAGCTACGTTAGTAACGGCAGTAGATACCATTGGTCGGTTTGGGTATTGGTTGGCTAGCGCAACCTCAACAAACGCCTCTGGCTCATAAATGGAAAAATTACTATTAATTGCCATGTCTTTATAAAAGTTAAATTAAATGTTCGATTATATTTAGCTTTTGGGTCGCTATGACCAAAACATGACAATTAAGGTTTTGCCTAACCAATAGATGGATTTATACT